AATCCTCTAGTTCGTCTAACAATAAACGACATTTCTTCTCAATCAAATAATTCATAATTGACATTTTGTCGCCAGTGGGTTTACTATTTACATATGTATCTATGATTTCTTTGGAAACATCTTCAGGAATGTATTCAAAGTCAATCAGCTTCTGGTTTCGATGCCAGTTGCGACGTTCGTCATCATTCTTACATGCATCATATCCAAGTTCAAGAAACTCAGCCAGTCGTTTAGCGGAAACAGGTTTCTGTCTCTCACCAACAACAAACACATCATCTTTACTTAGGATGTTTGGAATGCCATCATCACCTGCTTTAACAATGTGAGTAATTGTTTTCTCACGAAGTTCTTTGGTATTGGCTTTGATTTGTTTCTTCTGCATCGGAGACCATTGCGTCACATTACTAAATTTTTGTAACTGAATAAAGTCACCATCAGATGAGAGAATCAAAACCTTTTGTGGATCTTCCATTAACCCTTGCTGAGTCAATTCGTTTTCTTGAGTCCACTTAGCAAGAACAGCAATGATGTCGTCAGCTTCTGCACGTTCCATATGTAAAACTTTATATGGAAAGTTGGCTGCAATTTCATCACGGATTTCCGACATAGTATCAAAAATCAGTGTCCAGTTCAAATCTGAATTGTCACGTGCTTTCTTACGTCCAGCTTTATAATGTGGAAATATATCGCGACGCCAGTACTTACGTCCATCGCAACAGATAACAAGTTGTCCATAATCTTTACCATACTTCTTCTTGTATGATTTCAAAGTTGATAGAATAACGTGACGAATCAAATTCTTAACTTCGTCTTCGTTGCCTTTCAACTCTCGCTGAAAAGATAGGATGTTACTTAGAGCAACTTGTGAATAGTCAACTAAAATCATTAGAATGCTCCAAGCAAAATTGTTTCTTCATTGAAACGACCATTGGGTAATGCAGGTTTCGTCTTCAATGTTTTAAGAGAAGCATTCAATGGACGTTTGCCCATCGTCAGTCCCTTAAAGAATTCTTCAGGTTTACGTAGAGTGAATTGTTTAGACTCAACAGTATCAAACCCAATAATAGTTGTTCCCTTAACAGCCAGTGTTCCACCATTGGCACCCTTGTATACACCAACTCGGCGATACTTTGTATTATAGAACCAAACCTCAGTCGATCCAATAATATTGGTCAATGCTGCAGATTTCAAACCAAGTTCAGGAAATTCCTTCATCACTTTCATTTTAGCGACTTGGACTGAAGCTGGCTTTTCTTTACGTTTACGTGGCATTCTGTTGGCTTTTGCTGTTTGAACCTGTTGGTTGCAGTCAGCAATAATTTGGTCAACGAATTCAGCAAACTTCTTGAGTTCTTTCTTTGTGAAGTTTGAGTATCCTTCCACGAGTTGCTCGTCGTCTCCAGCAATTGCTTCGTGTAGTTCTTTTGATGTTCTGACAAATAATTCTCCGATTCTTTTTGCGATAGGAGCACCTACTTGATTTCCTGCTAGGAAACTCTTAGCTGAGAAGTTAGATTTTTTGTTGATAACGAAGTCATCAATAGCACCTTCAATCTCACCAGCTAGTTCATGTGCTTTTTCTTCCATTCGTTGTTGAATGGAAACAGTAGGAGTAGATGGTGCGTTATCAACAACTACCGTTTTCTTTTTGGTTGAGTGTTTAGCGATGAGTTCTTCAAACTTTGATTTCATCCAAAGTTCTTCAGTCTCTTCTAAAATTTGACCACGTGTCTTCAAACGACAAAGAACACCAAGCTGGCGTACATCCCAGTCAGGCATTTCGTTGAATAGTGGGACCAGAGCTTTCTGGTTGTTTTGTGTTAGATAGGTAGATAACCACTTACGACGATTCTTGTCATCTTCGTTGTTGTTATACCATACTAATGCTTTGGTGAATGATATGCGATATCCATCACCTTCCTCAAGGACTGGCTCGAAACCACCCTTCATTGTCGCCATAAGTTGGCGTGTTTTCTCGTTACGTTTTTCGACATTTGTTGCCATAGGTTCTCACCTCCAAGTTTATAATATAATTATACCCTATTATTGAATAAATGTCAAGCAAAATTTAAGCATTGCTGCACGGGTCTTAGCGGACTCTTTTTCCCACATGGAGAAGTGGGTACTGCTTGGAATCACGATTTCTTTGTGATAAATGCGTTGCCTTTTGAAACCTTTGTAACCATCACCATCGGTAACCTCAGTATCATACTCACCAATTATTGCAAGTATCTGTTTTGGTAGTTTTGTTTTATCAAATCCAATAGTTCCATGTTTTGGAAAATATGAAAGCAAATCATCTATCGGACCATAGGGACAACTCCAACTATAATTCTCACCATAAGATGTAAATGTTTTAATAACTTCTTTCAGAGAATCTTCCCAACAATCCATTCTATTCGGGTTTACAATCAGTTTATCACTAATAGCTTTTAATCGTTTTTCTTTAAGGGATTCTAGATTAGTTGTAAACAATCCATCAGAAACATCTCCACTTGGAACAAACTTATCTGCTGTTCTTTTTGAATTCTCCATAATAGCTGGACTATGAAGACAGATTTTATTGAAGTAACTCTGAGCAGCAATCATTGCTGGAGTAGTGCTAGTTGAGAAACCAAAGATTGTTTTGTTTCTGTATTGTTTTTCTAACTGATGGCAAACAAAAAGAATTTGTTGAGCGTAGTAATCCCTATCATAATTACTAATATTACCACCCCAAATACTTGAACCGTATCCGAGTGGATCAATCAGCAAAACATCAAGTCCTTCTTCGCAGAAGATCTCACTATGTGTCTTACCAGATTCAAGTTTAAAATCCCAGAATGCTCTAGGACTTAAACTTTGTCCAGGAATCAATACCAACAGACTATCATTTTTTTCGGTGTGATAATACTTGGTATAGATTTTACCAGAGTCATAATTTAAATGTTCTTCTGTAACCATGATAGAGTTTCGTTCTCTTTAAATTCCATGTCTTCGAACTGTTTAACTCGAATAACATTACCAGCTGTTGATGTTAAGAACATAGCATCAACCTCTTGATAAATGTCAATTGGAGAAATATCTGCCCAGATGAACATAATATCATTATCATCACAAAGTTTCTCAACTTGTTTCATAACAGTACCCTCAAGTCTATTAGACTTAGGAGCGTAAACGAATCCGTCTTTGTTAATGAATCCGACATTAAACCCAACACCCTCTGTGATGTAACCATCAATTGAACAGAGAATAGCTGTGTCATAACCACGATCGATAGCTTCCCACTGAGCCATGGTCAAATCATTCCAAGCAAAGTTCTTATGTTTCTGATTGATAGAAACATCTGGAGCACGTCTACGACTTCTAGCTAAACAAACAGTTGCTTCATTCTCAGCATTAAAATTGAAATATGGTTTAGCGTAAGCAAACAAGTTAGGTTTACAGTTACGAAGATCTCTTGGGTTTCCACTTTCAGGAACACCACGTGTCAATCCAATCCACAACAATAGATCGTCAGATGGTGCTTGCGCAACCAATGTCTCAAGAACAATTGCGATATCTTCGTCAGACCATGGTAGTGGAATTCTCCAACCAAATGATGAAGAAACAAATCTTTGTAAGTGTGCTTCTAGATTTTGAATTTCGCCATTTTTAACAGCGATAACATCATACGTAGCATCACAATGAATCAACCCCAAGTCGAGTACTGAAACATTCAAATCTTCTACTTTACAATACTTACCATTTTTCCATGCTGGATAATTAAGCATTTTCAACCTTATTAATGAAGTTTATAATTTTGTTTACTAATTCGTATCTACCCTGTTCAATCATAACGAAATGTGAGGAATCGTTAATAACCTCAACTGTCTTATTTCTGTATGAATTCAAGAACATTCCTTCTGGTGTATTTAACTTATTGTTGTTGTAACAATATTCAGAGAGAACTACCAATAAGTTACAATCATAAGCACTCTCGTGTTCAAATTTGGGTGGCTTAGATGAGAAGTTAGTGTTTCGTGATTTTAAATCGCACTCAAGAAGATCTTTGAATAATTCTTCTTGGAAATATCTAGTTTGTTTATCGTTTGGTATTGGAGACGGATCTAGGAGGATAAATCCCTTTGTGTTTTTATCGACTGCATTTACAGCAGCAATACATCCATAACTATAACCAAAGATATAATCTACATCTTTAGCAAGTTCTTTTGTTGCTGGGAGAACTGTCTCATGGGTATCAGTGATATCATAATCAACAGATATAATATCCATTCCACTGGCAAAGAGCAAATCTTCTACACTATCAGGAATTACTATGGGGTTAAACATGGTTTTATATTTCCATGTCGCCCCACCTAGATAAAGCAGTTTATGTTTAGAATTACTCTGGGTTCTTCTGTGTATTTGCACTTGTAATTTCTTCGTATGTTTCAACGAACTCATCATGCTCAGCAACAGTTTGAGATAGACTTTGTTTATGAT